ATGGTTCTTAACGCTGACACAGTTAATCGCTTCGACTTAAAGCGTGTAAGACTTGAGTTGGATACAGAGAGAGATCGCTCAAGACAAGAACGCATGGAATTTGCTCAGATGATCTTGCAGGCAGTAGGACCTGCCTCTGCTTCATGGGCACTTGAACTGATGGATGCTCCAAACAAGGAAATGCTGTTGCAGGCAATGGAACAAGGGGATATGGGTCAGCAGTTAATGGGACAGTTTGAAGAGGCCGCAAAACAGATCGGTATGGATCCTCAAGAATTAATACAGACGGTAATGCAACAATTACAAATGCAAGTGCAAGCGTCTCAGCAACCTCAGCAACCTCCACAGGGACGGCCCCCTGAAGGGGTTCCACCTCAAGCTCCGCCAGATCAAGGCATTCCGCCACAAGGTCCTCCGCCACAAGGCCCTCCACCTGAACAAGCTATATAGGGATTTTATGCCTCCAAAGAAAAAAGATAGCAGATTAACAAAAGCAGGGGTAAGCGGTTATAATAAGCCAAAAAGAACCCCTAACCACCCCAAGAAGTCTCATGTGGTGGTAGCTAAAAGCAAGGGGCAGGTGAAGACTATTCGCTTTGGGGAGCAGGGAGCAAGCACCGCAGGCAAGCCAAAGGCAGGAGAGTCCCAAGCTATGAAAAAGAAACGAGCCAGTTTCAAGGCTCGTCATTCTAAGAACATAAAAAAAGGACCTATGTCAGCCGCATATTGGGCGAATAAGGAGAAATGGTAATGGCTAAAAGAGGTCTTTATGCAAATATACACGCTAAGAAAAAACGCATAAAAGGTGGCAGTAAGGAGAAAATGAGAAAGGCAGGAAGTAAAGGGGCTCCTACTGATAAAGCTTTTAAACAGTCAGCTAAAACCGCAAAAAAAAGGAAAAAATAAATGGCAGGGTATGGAGCGATGACCAGAACAAAGAAGAAGAAGCCTGCTTCAGGAATGAAGAAAAAAATGGGCGGATACAAACCTATGACTTCTGCTCCAAAGGCTAAGAAGAAGGCCAAAGCCAATAGTTATGGCCGAGGAAAATAGTTCTTTTAGGAACATGATGGTTACAGTTAGGAGAAGAAAGAGGAGGGCATGAGCGATTTAAACGATAAAGTGTTGGCGGTAGATTCAAATCTGGAAAGCATGTATGAAGAAGAGCTTCCAGAGGCGGATACCACCTTTAAGAGGGCAATACAGGTAGTAGTGCAAACATTGCCCTATGACTTGACTCTTGACCCTACAATGTCAGACAAAGAGTCTGAGAGTAGTAGGGATAGGGGAATAGTAGAAGCTCAATTTGGCGGAGACGATGGAAAACGATGGAAGATAAGTTTAAATTGGACTCGCCAGTGGAAAGATAAAGTACCAGCAGGGTATGCATGGATTAAATACAGGGACAGTGAAGTAGCAATCATAGGTCCTTGGTCTACGATCCGCACCTGTTGGAAGTGTGGACTAACAGGATGGGCTGATGAAAAAAGAAAAATAGGGATGTGTTTACCGCACTACCCTTGCCCACATTGTGGGAGTAAAGATTGGTTTGGGAGGATTGTAGATCCTTACCATTTTGAATTAGATGCGGCAGAATTTATAGTAAGAGACTCAAATAAAGATAATTACTATGATGAGCTTAAACCAAGATATAAACCAAGCAGTGAAGTTACTGCATAACCAGACTACTGAGATGGATACTTCTTGTCACCCCCTAACGGGTAAGTTGGCTAAGAATATCTTAATCAAGTCTACATAAGGAGGAGTAAGATGTCTGAGGTATTTCAAGAAGATGAGTCGCAAGAGCAATCGCAAGATGCGAACTCTACAGACCAACAGATTCCTGATAAAGTTCAGATAGACGGAGAAGAGATTGATGTCCGTCAAGCGATAGCTGACCATAAAAATAAGAAAGACTGGCAGAAGTCGCAGACGCAACGAGATCAAGAAATTTCAGAGCAAAGAAAAGAAGTGAACGATTTGCTTAATAAGGTTGTTGATCAGGTTGCACCTAACAATAAAGGAGCCGCTGACGCTGTGCAGACTACTTTCGACTTAGATAGTGCTATGGAAAATATCCCTGATCCTATTGAAGACGAAAAAGGATACAAGCGTGGAATAGCAAATTTATTGAAAGAATATGGCGATAACTTAAAGACTGAATTGTCTCAGCAGACAGAAAGCCTGAAAGCTGATACACAAAGTCAAATTGCCAGTCAATCGCAAAAAGATCGCATTGTGCAGGATAACCTACGCATGGTACGCGACTATGTTGCGAATCAAGTTGGAGATGTTTCGGAAGTGGAACTCAATGAAGTCGTAAAGCGTGTAGGACAGAAGTGGGGATCTGAATACGGGTCTGAAGATTCTTCAGGAGCTTTCCGCTACAACAATACTGCTGTAGAGGAAGCAATATGGGGAGTCCCATCTCTTAGGACACGATTAATGGCTTCGGAAACCAATGAAGCCCGAAAAGAAGGGCTTACTGGTAGACAACGAGGACAACAAGGAACGGCTCCAACGAATCGTACGGCCACATCAAGGCCGAGCAATAACGCTCCGATTGGCGATAAGATTAACTGGCTCAGGTCTCTTGAGGGAGATGCAGTTCAAAGGGCGGTTGGTAATATGAAACCAGACGAGCGAAACACAATGCTACGTGCGTTATATGACGGTGCGTAGGTTAATTCGTTAGGAAGGTAAAAGAATGGCATTTGTAACAGGTGCAGGAAGCACCGCAGGTTTAGCTGATCCCTTAGTGAACATTTTATTTTCATCTAAAATGCACGTTGAAACTCAGGGAGAGTTGTTTTTCAACAAAGCAGGACTGATGAAAAAAGAAGATGGCGGAGAAGATCCTTATAATCGTAAGGCAGATTCTCCTATTATAATAAAAGATGAGTTTGGCAAAGAGCGTGGTCAGCGTATTCGACTTGCTCTTCGTAAAGCTCTTGATGTAAACGTAACACACACAGATGGAACTGTAGTAAATGACCGTGATGGAACAGGCAATTCCGCTCTTCAGAGCTATACGTTTGGCACTACTTCCATGATCGACCAAGAAGAGTCGATGGTACTAAACGACATGGAGGTCGTAGTTGAATTGATGAAACACGCTGTTGGTTTTGACACTCCAGAGTTGCAGGATCTTAAAACTAATTTCCGCATGGAGCAGGAAGCCGCAAATGCATTATCAGACTGGCTTACGGGTCAGTATGAAGAATCTATCCTTGACGCAATTTACGAGGGTAATGCCGCACATGTTATCAAAAGTGGATTTGCCTCAGCACTTGAACACCCAAGAAGAATTTGGGGGAATAACGCTACAGCACAAACCGACATCAGTAATGATGACAATTTAGATGCGGCTGAACTTCGCAAATATTATCAGCAGTTGCGAATTGATAATGTTAATCCAATTAAGCATGAAGGAAGAGAAGCGTATGTGATGTTAGCACACGTCTATTCCGTCTCTGACCTAAAGGCTGACGCTACTATTCAGGGCAACTATCAAAATGCATTTACTCGCACCGATGCAAGTGCGGCAAATCCATTGTTTGGTAAGGCTGATATCATTTTTGAAGGTATCGCTGTCCATGAATACAATAGGATTCGTAGACCTGCGTCAGACGCTAATAACGGTGCGTCTACAAGACGTAACATCATTTTAGGAGCAGATGCAGTTGTATGTGGTAATGCCTCCGAACCTCGTCTTGTAAGACGGAAAGAGGATGCATACGAAGACAGGTATGGAGTAGGTATCAAGCAGATCTTCGGATGTGCCCGAGCCGATTTCTTTCATATTAACAACAATGATAAGATTAATCAGTCATCGGCAGAAATTATGAACTGGGCGGAAGCATAACAATAACCATTGAGCAATGGGAGGGGGCTACAAGCCTCCTCCTGTTTGCCTACCATTTATAAGAGGGAAAAATGGCTTCAATATTTGTAGAGTATTTAACACAGCCCGATCAGGCAGGATACAAAGACGGACCTTTAACCGTAAAGGCAGAAGGATCTTATCGGACTTTTACACCTAAGAAAAAATATGGAAATAGAAGAGTCGAAGAATTTAAAACAGAAAAAGGAGCAATGGAGCTTGTCGGACGGAAAGGTAATATTTTCGGCATAGCAACAGATTTAATCGGAGAGCAAGAGCTTGATAATGTTGAAGCTTTTTTAGAAGAAAAAATTGCTCCCCTAATAAAAAGAATAGAAGTCCTTGAAGGTAAGAGGGCTCCAAAGAAAAAGGCTCAGGCCAAAAGGTAAAAAATGGCAATTACGTGGGGCGAGTTAAAAACCCGAGTAGCGGCTCGGTCACATAAAGATTTAACCAGAACAGAAGAAGATGCCGATGTAGGTCGTTGGGCGAAAGCCGCAATCGAACTTGTCGAAGCAGAAGACAGTTGGTCTTGGCTTCAGAAGTCTTTTACGATCAGTATGGTAGCTGATACATATGAATACGATTGGCCTACAGGGTTAGAGAAATTTGACTCGGGAACATTTAGATATTCAGGGATTGGATCTTATTTACAATATGCAAGGATAGTCGAAAACATAGACAAACATTTAGGGCCTCAATGGAGAGACGCTACAGGTACTCAGGGAACGCCTAATTTTTTTGCAGACTTTGGTCGCAAAATATGGATAGCTCCTAAGCCGTCTTCTGATTTTGTTTCGACCAATGGGACACTATACCTATATGGCTTTACCAGTGACTTGCACACTGTAGAAGGAAG